CTGGTGCAAACAACGCTGCAAACGGCACATCATTTCTTGTAAAGGACGTGAACATCCCTAGCGGAACGTCGCTTGAATTGTTATCGGGCGGTAAGGTTGTGTTAGAGGCTGGAGACGTCATAAGAATTGATTGTTCTGTAGCTGATAAACTATCAGGCACACTGTCAGTAATGGAGATAACGTAAGATGGCTTATATTGGACCAGAGCCGGCAGAATCTTTTACTTCGTTTGCTACGCAAGAATTCTCTACGAGTGCAACTACCTCCTATACTCTAGATCATGCGGTGGCTAATGAAAATGAGATAGCGTTATTTATTAATAACGTAAGACAACAACCTGGATCTGGTAAAGCATATACGGCTACAGGCACAGCGTTGACACTATCTGCGGCTACGGCTTCGACAGATACGATGTACTGTGTGTTTTTAGGTAGAGCATTACAGACTGTAACGCCTGCAACTAATAGTATTACAACAGCCATGATTTCTGATGACGCAGTAACTGCAGCTAAAATTGCAGATGCTGTTTCTTTTGGAAAAGTTTTACAAGTTGTTCATGGAACAGATGAAACATTAAGAGAAACAACATCTACAAGTTATGCATCATTAACATTAAATGCATCTATAACTCCATCAGCAACATCTAGTAAAGTTTTAGTTTTATTAAATATAGCAACAAGTTCAGCTTTTGATGAAAAATATAGTTATTTTACCATATATAGAGATTCAACAGATGTAGGAAATTCTGATGGGTCAGGATTCTTTTATACTTTTGATAGTGATGGTAGTGGAGATGTTTATATGGCTGGAAGTCTTGCACATTTAGATTCTCCATCAACAACTTCTTCAGTAACATATACATTATATGGAAAATGCACATCAGGTGGTAAAGCAAGAATTAATATTGGTAGTGAGGGAAGATCAACAATAACATTAATGGAAATAGGTGCGTAATTTATGACAACAGTTTTAGATGCAATACTAAAAATAAATCCTAGTGCAGAAGTAACAGTAAATGGAAATGATGTTGATAATATTATTTGGCATAATGGTACAGAAGTTATTTCTAAATCTGATATACAGACTAAACAAACAGAACTTCAAACTGAATATAATAATAATAAATATCAAAGAGATAGAGCAGCAGAATATCCATCTATTGTAGATCAATTAGACGATATATATCATAATGGTATAGATGGTTGGAAAACTACTATTAAAGCAGTAAAAGATAAATATCCAAAGGAGTAACCCATGGCACTCTCTAAGGTCAACTTCAATAGCATGAATGTAACGCCTGCTGCAAGCAAGGCGATCAAGTTTAATTCAAGCAACAATGGTCTAGAGACAGGGGATCTTGATGGTAAATTAATATTATTAGAAACACAAACTTTATCCTCTGCAGCAAGCACAGTTAGTTTTACTAGTAATATAGATTCAACATATAATAGCTATGTGTTTAAATTTTATGATGTGCACCCTGCTACAAATAGTCAAAATTTTACTTTCCAAACTGATACAGGAACTAATACAAACTATAACCAAACTGTAACAGGAACATTTTATTATGCTGACCATAGTGAATCAGGATCTACGAATGGGTTTGTTTATAATGGTGGTAGAGACACAGAACAATCAACAGGATTTATACAGATTGCACAAGAAGTTGGTAATGATAATGATCAAAGTTGTGCAGGAGAAATAGAATTATTTAATCCAGCTAGTACCACTTTTACAAAACATTTTTTATCAAGAACAAGTTGTTATCTTGCAAATGATTTTGCACAAGACACATTTGTTTCTGGATACTTTAATACAACGACTGCAATAACTAGATTACAATTTAAATTTGCAAGTGGTAATATAGATGCAGGAACTTTTAAAATGTATGGAGTTGTATAGTGGCACTTACAAAATTTAATTTTAATAGTTTTGATTTAACAACATCTGCAGGAACAGGATTAGGATTTAATGCAAGTGCAAATGGTTTTGCAACTGCTACTGGTGGAAGCGAAGTTTTAATTAAAACATTAACTGCTAGCACATCAAGCACACTATCATTTGTAAATGGATCAAGCGATGTTGTATTAGATAATACCTATCCTTTATATTTAATTAAATTTATAAATATTCATGCTGGTACAGATGATGCTAATTTTCAAGTTGACTTTAGTGATGATGGCGGATCAAGTTATAATACAAATAAAACAACAATGTCATACAGAGCAAAAAATGCTGAAGATGATTCTACTGAAGGTCATGCGTACAGAGCTAACGCAGATCAAGCAAACAATGCAACTTATCAAACCATAGCTGAAAATTTAGATACTGATAATGACAGCAATGGTAATGGTGAACTTTTTTTATTTAATCCTTCATCTACAACTTTTACAAAACATTTTTTTTGTAGATTTACATCATATCAAAATAGTGAAGCAGGTAATCAAGAACAAATTACAGGCGGTTATATAAATGAAACAGGGGCTATAAATGCTGTGTTATTTAGATTTCATACTGGTAACATAGATTCTGGCACTATAAAATTATATGGAATTAAAGATAGTTAATGGCACTTAATAAATTAAAATTTAATAGTTTAAATGTAACACCAGTGGCTAGTAAAGCAGTTGGATTTAATTCTAGTGCTGATGGTTTAACAACTGTTAGTGGTGGATCTACAGTTTTTATTAAAAAACTAACTGCTAGTTCAAGCAGCACTTTATCATTTGTAGATGGTTCTAGTTCTGTTGTATTTGATAATACTTATAAAGAATATGTATTTGTATTTAATAACATACATCCATCAGCAGATGGTGCAGAATTTCAATTTCAATGTTCTACTGATAGTGGATCTAGTTATGGCGTAACAATGACCTCAACTGCAGGAATTGGATATCATGATGAAAGTGGTAGCTATGCTGCAGAAAGTTATGATGACAGTAGAGATATCGCTCAAGGCACAGGGTTTAAAATATTATTAAGAGAAATAGGAAGTGCTAATGATGAATGTGGTAATGGATTTTTAAAAATTTTTAATCCTTCTAATACTACTTTTGTTAAACATTTTTTTTCCACTGGTAGTTATAATAGACATAGTATTGCTGGAAATGAAGGAACAGAGCACAGAGTGTGTTCTGGATATTTTAACACAACTTCTGCCATAGATGCCATACAATTTAAAATGGATACAGGAAATATAGATTCAGGAACAATAACCTTGTATGGAATAAATTAATATGATAGATAAACAAAAAGGAAAACCATGGCCTATATAGGAAAACAACCCACAGTCGGAAACTTTCAGGTCTGCGATGCGATATCAGTCGTAAACGGACAGGCAGCCTATACCCTACAGGTAGGAGGTGTAAACGTGGCCCCAGAATCAGCTAATCACATGTTGGTTAGTCTAAATGGTATCCTACAAAAACCAGGATCATCCTTTACTATCTCAGGTAGTACGATGACCTTTGCCTCGAATCTGGCGACAGGGGATGTCATAGACTTCGTTCAAATATTAGGTAACGTGCTCGACATCGGCCAACCGTCTGACGATACTGTGACCGCTGCTAAGTTAGCAACTACATCAATCACAGGACAAACTGCGGAAACTTCTGCTGCAGATGCTGATACTATTTTAATTCATGATGACTCTGCTAGTGCATTAAGAAAAATGACTAGATCTAATTTTTTATCTGGTGTTGGTGGAGATAATAAACCAGCTTTTTTAGTTACAAGAAGCAGTAGTCAAGGTAGTATTTCTGATAATGCAGCTACAAAAGTACAATTTAATAATGAGATTTTTGATACGGATAATACATTTGACTCATCATCCAACTATCGTTGGACACCAGGAGTAGCTGGAAAAATATTCATGACAGCAGGAGTTGATGTAAATGTAGGTGGAAGTGCAGCTTTTACAATTAATGTTAGTATTTATAAAAGTGGTTCAAAAGCAGCTGAATATCACTTACAACAAGCAGATTATGATTTTCCAGCTAATACAGTACAACATTATCATGTAAATTTAATTGATCAATGCACTGATAGTAATTATTATGAAGTATATATTCAAACTAATAACCAAGGTCATGATGATATTTCAGTTGGTAGTACAACATCAGTAACTTATAGTGCATTTTTTGGAGGCTACAAAATAATAACATAGAAAAATTATGGCAAGTTTAAAATCAAAAATATCTTTATATTTAAAAGAAAATTCAAAAAGTTGGAGTGCAGAAATAAATAACATAAGTTTAAAAGATGATTCGGATGGTAAAGGCCCTTACATTCATATTTGGAATGTTGATGGTCTTGATAAACCTACAGATTCAAAAATAGCATCATATGAAACAGCTGCAAACGCAGCAGAGGCTGAGGCTATAATTTTAAGTAAAAGACGAAAAGAATACGGAACATGGCGAGAGCAAATGGAAATGATCTACAAGGATCAAAAGAACGGCACTACAACATTTAAAGATCATTGTGATAAAGTAAGATCAGACAACCCTAAAGGATAATAGATGTCAATCAATGTATGCAATGACAGATCCATGGCATCCATTACCAGTCTCCCTTCAGGAGTCTCTGGTAGTAGCTTAGTATTATTATCTACGCAAACTGCTAGTAGTAGTTCTACAGTAGATTTTACTAGTGACATAGATTCTACTTTTAAAGAATATATTTTTAAATTTATAGATGTACACCCAGCCGCAGTATCTCAATTTTCATTTCAAGGAAATGCTGCTGGAGGTAGTGGATATAATGAAACTATAACATCAACATCTTTTCAAAGTTTTCATAGGGAAGATAATTCTTCAACTTCTTTAAACTATCGAACAGGAGATGACCAAGCACAAGGCACAAGTTTTCAAGTGCTAACAAACAATGTAGGAGATGATGCAGATCAGTCTTTTGCTGGTACTTTACATTTATTTGATCCATCAAGCACTACATTTGTAAAACATTTTATTTCAAGAATACAGGTTTATCGTTCAACAGGTTCTAGTGCAGAGGCATCATCTGTTGAGGCTTTTACAGCTGGATATTTTAACACAACATCAGCTATTGATGAAATTCAATTTAAAATGTCATCTGGCAACATAGATGCAGGAACAATTAAGATGTACGGAGTTGTGTAATGTCAATTGTAACTTATAACAACAGAAGCATTAGAAATATCTCAGCTATACCTGGGGCAGCCGAATCATTAACACATATTAAAACTGTAACTGCTTCAAGTGATTCAACTATTAGTTTTGTAGACGGTAGCAGTGATGTTACTTTAGATTCTACCTTTCCTATTTATTTGTTTAAATTTATAAATATTCATCCAGCTGATAATAGTGCTAACCTATTATTTAATATGAGTACAGATAGTGGTTCAAATTATAATGTAACTAAAACAAGCACAGCTTTTGCAGCTTGGCATAAAGAAGACGATAGTGGTACAAGTTTTGCTTACAACACAGGAAATGATTTAGCACAATCAACTAGTGGTCAAAGGATACTTTTTGGCGGACTAGATAATGCAAATGATGGTAGTGGTTGTGCAGAATTATATTTATTTAACCCATCTTCTACAACTTTTGTAAAACATTATATATGCACTGCAGTAAAAAATAGTTATCATCCTTATGCTTGGAATACCTTTGTAGCTGGTTATGGGAATACTACATCAGCAGTAGATGCTGCACAGTTTTCGTTAGACAGTGGCAACATAGATGCTGGCACTATAAAACTATACGGAATAAAGGATTCATAATGAGCATAGTTACACTTAATGATAGAGCAGTTAGATCGGTATCAGCCTTTGGGTCTTTGAATACTGGATCTATGGTGTTTATTAAAAAGTTGACTGCTAGTTCTAGCTCTACTCTAAGTTTTGTTAATGGCAGTTCTGACGTGACATTAGACTCCACTTTTAAAGAGTATGTGTTTACTTTTAAAAACATACACCCAAACCCAACTGGAAATGCACATGTATTATTTAATTTTTCAGCAGACACTGGTAGTAATTACAATGTAACTAAAACAACTTCAGCTTTTAGAGCATATCACGATGAAGGTGATAGTGGTACAAATCTAGCTTATGACACAGCTGCTGATTTAGCACAATCAACAGATTTTCAACAATTAACAGCAGAAGTTACTTTCCCAGCTAGTCCTAATAATGATGAGCATTACTCTGGTTATTTACATTTATTTAACCCATCATCTACTACATTTGTAAAACATTTTATATCTACAGGATTACATTATGCATCTACTTACGCTGTAAATGATTTTATTGCTGGTTATGCTAATACCACTAGTGCTATTGATGCAATACAGTTTAAAATGACTTCAGGCAACATAGATGCTGGAGATATTTGCCTTTACGGAATAAAGTAATAATGATACATAAATAATAAGGAGAAAACTATGCCAAGATATCATAACATAAACGGTAACAGAGTGCAGTTTACAGCTGAAGAGGAGGCTGCTAGAGACGCTGAAGAGCAGGCGTGGGCAGACGGTGCTTTAGGAAGAGCACAAGCTAGACTTAGATCTAGAAGAAATCAACTTTTAGCTGAGACTGATTACCTAGCTTTGTCTGATAATACTTTATCAGATGATATGAAAACATACAGACAGGATCTAAGAGACCTGCCTGCAGGTAAGGATACCGTTGAGAAATGTGAAAACGCTACATGGCCAACTAAACCATAGGTAGATCAATATGTTGCAAAAAGTAAAGTTTGCACCAGGATTCAATAAACAGGTCACATCTACAGGTGGTGAGAGTCAATGGGTCAATGGTGATAACGTTAGATTCAGATACGGCACGCCTGAAAAAATAGGCGGTTGGTCACAATTAGGTTCTGTTCAAATTACAGGCAGGGCCACAGCCATTCATCACTTTGTAAATACATCAGGTATCAAGTATGCTATCCTAGGAACAAACAGAATTTTATATGCATACTCCGGTGGTATATTCTATGACATACACCCGATCAAATCTACAACATCTTTATCAAATGCTTTCAGCACAACAAATGGTTCTAAGGTTGTAACACTCACTTTCTCATCTGCACACAACATAAACAAATTTGATATCATATTATTAGATACCTTTACTTCCATAACAGGTTCTGATTTTGCATCTGGTGATTTTACAGATAAAAAATTTATGGTAACATCGATACCAACGGACACCACTCTTACAATAGAGATGGAATCAAACGAGTCTGGATCTGGAGCATCCACATCTGGTGGCATAAGGGTACAACATTATTATCCTGTGGGACCAGCTGTTGAGG